CGGCCCGGTGCCGCCGCTTGCCGACCAGACGACGGTGTAGCCGTGGGTCACGAGCCAGTTCTTGACGTTGTAGAACACCTGTTGGGTCGCGTCGATCACGGAAACGAAGTTCGCCCGGTGGTTCGGGTCGATGCTCCAGGTCTGGGTCGGTACTGGTAGGGTCATGTTCTGTTTCCTCTACGAGAGTCTTAGACGACCGTCACGTTCGTGTCGCCGATGCGCATCAGCGTGCCGTTCGGCAGTGAGATGTTGGACGGTGGAGATATGATCGCCGTGTCTGCAACACCTGGGAGCGCGACGATCGCACCGATGATCTCCGCGAGCACGACCGTGGCGCCGATGCCGAGCGCGTTCACGTAGGTCTCGACGACGAGCTGCACCGAAGCAGCTAGCTGCGTGACCGTGAAGCCGCGCGCCGGCGTCACCTTGATCAAGAATGCCTGACCGAGGATCGTCGGAACGGCGACGAGGATCTGCGTGCCTGCAGCGCGATAGCCCGGGAAGTCGGAAAAGTCGGATGGATCGCCGTTGATCGATCGTTGCGCGAAGGCCGCGAGGCCGCTGGAGTACAGGTATGCGCCGAGCGACGGCGCGGCGCCATCCGACGCAGCCACGAGGCCGTCGTGAGCAGCGAGACCTGCCGTGATCTCCAGATCGCCAGTCGACGCGTTGAACGTGAAGTCGGTGCCTGGCACGAGGGGAGTGCCAGCGAGGTTGTAGACCGAGTAGCTGCCTGCGCTCGGCACGTCGCCGCTCGTGAAGATGAAACGGATGGCCGTGTTCGATGCGATCAGCCGGAACACGTTGTCGACGGTCTTGAGCCACATGCCCGCGAACGCGTTCACCGTCATCGCCTGTGAAGTGTCTTCCAGGAAGTTCAGTCCGACGGACGTCGATGACCCTCTGGCTGTACCAGCGCTGGAGAACACGCGCGGCGCGACGGGCGCGATCGTTGAGTAGTTGTACGGAGGTCCGTACGTGCCGAGCTTGCCGCGACGATCACCAACCGTGGCATCAGAGATCAGCACGTCGCGGCCGAGGAACGGCTGCTGGCCAAGGGAGAACGTCGGCGTCCCGTCTGTGATGTACAACGTGCTCTGCCCTGGGCTGATCGGCTCCACGAGCTGCACGAAGGCCGTCGACGCGCCGGTCACAGGATCGACCAACGACTTCGCGAACGTCATGATGGCGAGCGGAGTGGCGCGAGTCAGGCTCTGGAGGAAGTCCTTCAGGCGCTGCCGGAAGTCGTCGTCGCCCTCGATGTCGGACCCGCGTGTGGCTGCGGAAGGGTTGGTAACCGTCGCGTTCGCAAACGGTGGTGTCGACCACTTCGTGATCGTGTTGGCGCCTGCGCGCGTCGCAGCTCCGACCAGGTTCGACTCCACCGGGATGAGGCCGGAGACGAAGTCGCCGTCGAACAGCGTGCCCGACTGCGTGACGTGGAAGTTGACCTGTGGTGTGGACAGCGACGGTGGGACGAATGCACCCGTGCCGACAGACACTGCCTGGTCGACGCCGCTCGTGCTCTGGATTACGACAGAGCCTGCCGCATGGGCAAACGTCGTAGGAGCACCGAGCGTCAGCAAGTCGCCGACGCGTGTGAAGGTGATCGTCTCGCGAGTCACGAGGCTGCGGTCGAAGATGACCGACCCAGACGCCGCCCACGCTGCTCCGGTGCCGGCAACCAACGTGGCTGACAGGGCGCCGACGTTCACCAGCGCGAGAAGCGTCGATCGGATCGACGCGCTCACCGCAGGCTCGCCTGCGGCGTGGCTGCGCTGGAGGGTGTTGCCGCTGCCGGACAGGATCACTGTGAACACGTTGAGGACGCGCGAGTAGATCAGGTCCTCCTCGTTCGCCGTGCCCGCCGAGATCGTGATGTAGCCGGAGGTCGGGAACAGCGACCCGTCCAGGACGGAGAACGTCGTGCTGCCGTAGAGGACGTCGACAGCGAGCGTGGTTGAGCGGAGGACGGCGCCGTTGCCGGCGATGACGTTGCTGATGCTCGTCTCTGCTGGCTTACGACGCAGCGTCACGTTGAGGTCGGAGCCGATCTCGATCGCGCGCTGGTCGAGATCGTCGCCACGACACTTGTCGAGCTGGAACAGATTGAGCAACCGGCTCATCTGCACGTACTGCTCGGCGTCACTCAGCGATGCGCACTCCAGGACCGTCCGCGTCGCTGACCCTGGGATGAGGTCTGCCTGAGACCCACGGATGTTCTGGATGTGCGCGAACATGTTCGCGAGCACTTCAGGGTAGGTCAAGAATCTCAACGCGGTCGGCATCTACGATCCTCCAACGTTCACTGAGATCGGCAACGCGGTGCGCGAGGCGACGGGTTGGATCTCTGCGGTCAGTGTGAACACGTCGCCGGCGACACTGATCTGCGCGTTACGGACACGATTGATCCGAGGGTCAGCTAGCAGTGAACGTCGCATGAAGAACACGTAAAGGATCCCGACGTGGGCAGTGTAGGGGCGCCCGACCGGAGAGGGCAAGCCATACGTCGGATGGAACGGGTGCTGTCCGGCCTGACATCTGGCTCGAAGGTTGATGGCCTGGATCAGGTTGTCGATACCAGAGACGGTGGCGAGGTCCCCCGTGGCATCCCACGCGAGGTCGACGCGGCCGTCGCCGACATTGACCGCGCGTAGGTCCGTGCCGTACGCCCGCGTGTCAGCCGTGATTGGTCGATTCATGTTGAGCTGAGCTAGCACTACCACGTACGTCGTCACGCCTGGCGTGATCGCGATCGCCCACGTCCCGTTGAGCGAGAGCTTGACCGCGGTGTTCGAGGCGACGACGTGAGAGTCGGAGACGCCGCCGGTCGTCGCGGTCACGGTGTAACCGACCCACTGGTTGGCACGCCACGACTGCGTGTTGTCGATCAGCTCGCTGAACGTCGCTGCGGTGGTGACCGTGCCGGCGACCGTCGGCACCGCAACGTCGCTCGGAGCATCACCAACAGAAGCGGTCGTCTGCTGGGTCGACTGGTAGAGGATGGACTCGCCCCACGCGAGCGTGTTGGGTGGCTTGTTGTTCGCGCTCGCGACGATGAACGGGAACTCCAGCCTGTTGAGGAGGATGAGGTCGGTGAAGCGTTCGATCTTCCCGGTCAGACGACGCGCGATCGCGTAGATGTCCTCGCCGTTGTAGACGACGGTCGACGACACCTGCCCGGCGTTGAGGAGACGATTGAGGTCGGTGATCAACGACAGACCAGAGGTGCCGAGGAATGGGTTGGCATCTGGTGACCCGGTGCTGCCGGTCGCCTCCTGGAGGAAGTCTGTGGTCGAGCCCTGCGCTCCACGACTGGTCGAGTAGCGTTGGTGGGTGTCGGCGATGTCGGTACGGACCTTCGACCCGACGATCTGCGTCATGCTGACGGACAACGAGTCGTATAGCGCTGTGACCTCCAGCCACCACTCATTCATCTCCAGCGCTGCGTCACGAGACGTGAACACGTTGACCGCGGCGGCGTACTTCCCGATCACGCGCTCCAGCCCGGCGAGCGAGTCGCCGAGCTGGTTGAGCAGCGCTGGCACGAGATCTAGCTGCTGAGAGGCAGTGTCAACGATGTTCTCGAAGAACCCGACGACGTTGTCGAGGTTGTTGAGCGTCGACTGCATCGCACGCTGCGCGACCGAGTCGAGGAACTTGAGGTAGTTCACGCCGCTCGTGACCATGTCCGCGTAGCGCGCGATCGTCGTCAAGATGTTCTGCGGGATGGCTCGCTTGCCGAGGCCGAGGCCGGGATGAAAGCCGCTGGAGTCGCTGAGCGGGTTGGTCTCCAGGTCTGTGCCGTACATCGCGGAACCGAGCACGAACGCTGACGCCTGCGCCGGCGGCGACTTGTTGTCCGACGGCTCGATGCAGCGGAACTGGATGTTATAGTCGTATGACATCGGCTTCCGGCTCGAACGAGTCATCTCGAAGACGTCGGGCTCGACGCGCCAGTAGTCGTCGTTCTTCTCGTCGAAAAAGTACAGCTTGGCGTCGATGTTGCCGCGACGCCGCTCGGCTCCGTACGCGCGGAACAGGTACCGCAGCTTCATGAAGGCGAGGTAGCCGGACACCGCTCCGAGCTGAGCGTCAAGGTCGGTGGCCAAGCGCGGCAGCATGAGCGCGTTGCCATTACCCTGCAGCGCCACCTCCGCGTTGAACAAGAACCCCGTGGTGCCAGAGATCGACCCCATCTTGATCACCTGACCGCGGGACTCGATCACCTTCCCGCCGTCTTGCATGATGGTGACCTGCGTGGCGAACGGCTCGCGCAGGGAGATCTGCTGCGGCAGGAACAGCTGGACGGCGAGGTCGCTGGCCTCGAATGCTTCACCGCCGTCAGAGTCAGTCACGGTGACGCCCGGCAGGGGCATCATGAACGAGTACGCGAACGCTCCTGAGTAGCGCCGACCGCTGGATACGTCTGGAGGTTGTGGGTCGAATGAGTCTGCCATGGCTAGCTCACGTGATCGGTTTGACGACAGGACCAGGGAACGTGACAGTGCCCCCGATGATGGCCTGGTTGTGGAAGTCTACAGCCAAGGCATTCGTGGCTGCGGCTTGTGTCGCCGACGTCGCGGTGTTGGTCGCGAAGTCGGCCGCGAGCAATGCAGCCAATCCTGCGTGGGGAGGAGGAGTGATCGCCGTCGCGCCCACGAACGAGGCCGCGAGACCAGCCGCCACTGCGGCCCAGAAGGCTTGGACAGCTGCCGTGATCACGGCGGCGCCGGCGCCGGTTGCGCTCATCCCTACGAGGGCTGCCTGCATCGCCGTCTTCCCGAGTGTTACACCAGCTCCTGTGATCACGACTCCGTTCGATTCGGCGGCAGCGGCGAAGACGCCGTACGCGTTCGTCAGCGTGGTGATCGCAGCTGCCTCCGTCGCGGCTGGCACGAGCGCGAGCAGCTGCGCAGCGAGCGTGGCGGTCGACATCGCCACTATGGGAGACCCTTCTGTGTGAAGGCGATGTCGCTCAGCAGCGTAGCCAGCTGAGTCTTGAGGTTGGCGATCGTGGTGCTCGCCGGCGGCAGCATCGGACCCGTCGGTCCGACGCCCGTCGGGTACGTCGCAGTGAGCAGCGCGTCGATCAAGTCCGATGCGAACTGCTTGAACTTCTGTCCGAGCACGAGGTTCTCGCTGGCATTGGGGCCGCCGAACTGCATCTTGGTCGCAGGGGTTACGACGTACGTCCCGTCCTGTTGGATCTCGGTCGACGTGCCCATGTGTGATGTCAGGCGACGCTCGCCCTGAGCAGCGGTCGCGCCGCGCGTCGACCCGGAGTGCGGCAGCACGCCGTAGATCACGGGTCGAGAACGGGAACCCTCCACGAAGCCGACGAACACCTGGTCGCCATCGATGAGCTTGGCGGGCACGTTCTCGGTCTTGGCGTTGGTGGTGCTCGTCGACCCGGGCAGAAGCTTCGTGGATGGGTGGAGGACGTTGTCGTCGCCGTTGGTCGTCCCTCCCATCGAGGAGAGCAACCGACATCCTGGGAGGAACTCTCCGGTGTAGATGTCTCGGCAGTCATACTCGACGAACCGCTTCGACGTGTTCCCTGGGTCGTCGACGAAGTGTCGACCGACGACCACCATCTCGCGCTGACCGAGGATCGACCAGTGCGCGTGCTCTCCGGTCAGCGCGAAGTGTCTGCGCGACGTGCCGGCCGTCAACGGGGTCCCGTCCCACGCGTAGTCCGTCGTCATGTCCCAAATCCTGGTTTGAGTGGCTCTAGTCCGGTCGGCCGCGGCGCGAGGTTAGTCGGTGATGCGCTCGGCGACGCGCTCGGCGACGTCGGATTGGCCTGCTTGAGTTGGTCGTGCTGGAACGTGGTCAGGGTTATCTCTGGGAGACCAGAGTCATCGCGGCCTCGCGTGAGGGTGAGCTGCGTGCGGCTGCGGCCGGGGTCCTTGCTGAAGCTGTGGTTGACACCCTGGACGTAGAACCATAACTTCTGACTCCCTCGTCGGAACTCAAGTCGAGTACCGACGCGGATGTCGGGACGGAACCTGACCGTCATCCCGCCGGCGAGGAAGTTCTCGTTGCCGCCGTACCAGTGCCCGAGCTTGTCGACGAAGAACTCGTAGACGCTGGTGAAGTCGATCTTCGCGCCACCCTTCGCGTCGACGGCGAACTTGCTAGACGTGAACATGAACTGCGTCTCGGCATCCATCCGACGGAACCCGAAGCGAGCGACCGAGTCCGGGACGATGCCGACGCCTTCGAGGATCTCCTGCAACTTCACGTCTGCGTTGCCGAGCCTGAGCCGGAACCAGTTGAACACGTCGTGCGACGACCGCGAGATCTCTGAGTTGTCGATCTCGGTCGACTCGACCACGCTCGTGGGGAGTGCGGAGAAGACGGCATCGTCGAACGGACGCTCGCGGAGGACGAGCGCAACGGTGGACACCACGCCTGGCGCTGACTTGTTGAACACGCCGCTGGTGTCGACGTCGTTCACAGCGACCTGCTGGTTCCTGACGTCGTCCAACACGAACGTCTCGTTGTTGGAGACGAACGATGCCTGCACGGACTGGTAGGCGCTGTTCTGCGTGTCGAGGTCTCGGACGTCGACGAACATCTCGTTGAGCACCGGGTTGCTGAAGGCTTCCATCGCTGACCAGAGGTTGCCGTACTGGATCAGGGCGGCGGGCTCGATCGGCCGGTAGCCGAAGATCGGCACCTGCACGAACGAGGTTACGTCGATCAGCGACGCGAGCTGGCGCGTGTTGTCGAGCTTCCACTGGAGGTCGACTCCTGTGCTCGAAGCGAAGGTGCCGTCCGCGTTCTGGGTCTTGGTTGCCGACGAGTCGTAGAAGATGCGCAGCAGGAGGAGGATATTCTCCAGCGGGCTGAGCGCGAGCTGGCTCTTGCCATACAGCTGCTTCAGGTAATCGCCGCTGAACAGCAGGTTGTCGAGCTGCTGGAACGCCTGATCGTTGACGCAGGCCGTCTCCGAGAAGACGACACCCATGTCGCGCGCCGTGATCGAAACCGTGTTCACGACTGCTCCGCCGTTCTCGACCGCCGTCAGCTGCCGCACGCTGTCGATGATCACGAACGTCACGAACGTGCCGCTCGCACGGTTGGCTGGGTCGTAGTCGCCGCTGTCCGACATGAACGCAGCCAGCAGATCGCCCGGGAAGACAGTGTTGAGGTAATCCATGCCGCCCGGTCGCGGCTTGAGCATCAACGACAACGTGCCGACCGCACCGTCGACGTCCTTGCTGAAGTTGCATGCCATCACGTCGCTGGCGTTGCCGCCCATCCATGAGGCACCGCCTGGCTTGTTGAAGCCTGCTGACGCCTTCGTCTTAGTCGTCGGGTTGACGACGCTGTCGAGCACGGCCTGCGGATCGATCGCCGCGTTGCGAGGGATGTGCAGCACGTGGCACGTGTTGTTAACGTCACGGACAGGTCCGGCAGATACGCGGATCACCGACGACCACCAACCAGCTGACCAGGGGCATGAGGCTTGGCTCCTGGGTTGACGACGTGGGCGACTGGCCTGCCGATGTGGTCCTGTCGGATGACGACCTCCACGACGTGATGGACGACGCCACCACCGCCGCCACCTGCAGCTGCTGCGGTGCCACCGACATCACCTTGAGGATCTGCCGTCAGCCTGTTCAGTTCTTCTCGCATCGCGGCGGTCGGGTGAGAGAAGTCGAGGTTCTTCCCTTTATGGATGTGCTGGTAGTGGAGGTGAGATGCCATCCCGGTGCGCTTCCATGTGTCGGCGTCGAGGGTCACACCGAGCACGTCACCAGCCTGCACATACGAGCCGCTCTTGACGGCAGTCCTCGGATCGAGGTGACCGTACTTGGTGGTGTCGTTGTCATCACCCTCCAAGACGACGAAGGTTCCCGGCGCGGAATGGGCGCCAGCGCCACGAGTCCCGCCCATGGCAGTGCGGACGCGCCCGCTGAACGGAGCGCGGATGGTCGTGCCGGGCGGGTACGTGATGTCGCCACCAGCAGCGGCACCTCCTGGGTGCCGGAAGTGGATGCCTGCGGTCTGCCAGTTGGCTCCTGACATCTGCGACGATGACTGGAAGCTCGGCACCGGCGGTGCGAGGAAGCTAGGGTCGGCGGACGCCGGGATCGACCCACCTCCGGGCGGAGCTGTCGACGCAGGGACTCCGTACACGTCGGGCTCGTTGTCGTCGCTCGGGATGTAGCGTTCCTCCTGGATCTGCTTCTCGGCAGGACGCTGGAGTCTCTCGATCGGTACTTCTTGCAGCTTGCCGGCTCCCACCGAGATGTCGTGCAGCACGTCGAAGACGTTCGGTGTCGACTCGGCGACCAGCGTGTTGACGATGTCGTCGATCGGCGCGCGAAGCTCGCTGGCGACGGTGTACGCGAAGTCGTAGAGCGGACGCTTGTTGCCCTTGTTCCACTCGTCAAGCGCGTCGCGCACAACCGGCAGCTGCATCATCCCGGTGATGAGCGCCTTGCGGAACTCCAGGTTGTTCCAGCCGCGCTCGATCAGGGCAGTGATCTGGCCGATGCCTGCGCTCGGCCCGAGGACCTGCTGCGCCGCCTGAAGGTTGATCGCGCCGGTGATGCCCTGCTGGCTGCTGGCCTGCGTCTGCATCACGCCTTGGATCGCCGCGCCTGCCGGCCCGGCGCCGGCGAACTGCTTGCCGAGCCCGGCGATGCTCGTCTGCATCGAGAGCGCGTTCTGCCAGTCGAACGCGGTCGAACCGAGCTGACTGGCCGACTCGGCGAGCTTGTCGGCGACCTCCAGCCAGCGCGCCTTGCCGAGCCCGATCATTACCGCCGTACCGATCGACGCCGAGAGCGCCTCGTCGACGTCCTTCACACCGCCACGGCGCAGTGCTCCGCCGGTCTGGATCGCGCGACCCGCTGCCTCCATGCCCATGGTGCTGGCGAAGCCCATCGTCGTCGGTGTCGGTGCGCCGATGCCTTGCTGAGCCGTGGCGCCGTAGAGCTGCTCCATCTCCGCAGCGGGCAACCCGTACTGCGACATCACGTCCCGCTGCTTCTCGCGCATCTCGCGCATCCACACCACGCCCTGGTTTCCCGTGGCCTGGTACATCCTCTTCTGCTGGATGCGCATGTTCTGCTTGGTCTCTGCCTCCTGGGTGAGGGTGCGGACCATCGAGCCGACGAACGGGATCTTGTCGGTGACCTTGCCGACGGTGTGCAGGACCGTGAGCGGATCGAACCCGGAGCGGAACATGTCGTTGATCCCCTCCATAGCCTGACCCGCGATGGAGGCGATGCTGAGCATCTTCCCGGTGGCTCCCTGCCTCAGCATCCCCAGGCCGCTGCCTCCGCCCATGCCGCCACCGCCAGCGCCTCCACCTCCACCTCCACCTCCGCCGCCGGCACCGAGTCCTCCGCCGATGCCAGCACCACCGGCTGTGCCAGGACCGCCGACGCTGAAACCTCGTTGGAGGGTGTTGTGGATCAGCATGAGCTGATCGATGACGCCGCGGATCGTGTCCTTGCTGCTGGCGCCGGCCTGCACGCCGGCTCCGGCAGCGCTCGGCATCCCGTTGCCGAGCACGTTCGCGCCGACAGTGCGCTCGAACTCTCGCTGGAGGACCTGCGCGGCCTGTGCGGAGCTGCGTTGCAGCGCCGAGATGTCGATGCCGAGCTTGATGTCTACGTCGTCGGCCACTACTTCTCCTCACCGTAGGTGTCGCGAAACTCCTCGACGACTTCCTTCTCTTTCGCCTGACCACGCTTCCTGCTGCGTTCCCGGACAGCATCGAATGCCGCCTGAGCCTCTGCAGACTTGAACGCTGTCGAGAAGTCGATCTTCTCACCCTTGATCGCCTTCTCCTGCCAGTCATCGAGGATCCTGTCGCCGGTGCGCATCACGATGCGGTCGGCCTCTCGCGCAGGACGCGGGAATGCTTCGTCGGGCTCCATCTCGATCAGGTCCTCGAAGAATTCGATCATAAGTTCCTCAAGCGTGTACTCGGCGAGCAGCGGATCCTTCCGCGGTCGGTTGTACTTCTGGCACCACCAGCGTTGCAGCCACTCCTTGTCCAAACGTGCCGCGGCGGTGGTCCGCAGCACGGCCGCGTCGTCAGCCCACGCGGCGGCTACGAAAGTTGTCGATCCACCTGCGAACGTGGTCCCACACTTCACGCAGTGGGCGGGCGTCATAGAACTCGTCTGGGGTCCACCAATCGGGAACGTCCGTCAGGATCACCTGGAGCGCCGCCATCATCTCGTGACAGAAGTCGGTGTTCGGGTCGACCTTCTCGCCTCCGTTCAGCTTCGCCTTGATCACGGCGATCCGGCCGAGCTGTCCGAGGTTCGGACGCTGAGCCGTGAACGTGCCGACCAGGACCTGCCCGGTCTCCTTCTTCCACGTGATCGTGAACGACGTGGATTGCTGGATGACCTTGGTGTCTCCAGCCTGGACGTCCACGATCACGAAGTCGCGTTCCTTCTCCTCGGCGGACGCTACTACCTCGGGCTCCGGTGCCGGAACCACAGCTGCTGCTGCACTCATCCTCTTCTCCTCTTGGTCTTGGTTTTCTCCACCCTCTACACGCCGACCCTCTTCTGCTCATGCAGCCGTGGCTGCTCTAGTGCTCGCTCAGCTTACGGGCTGACCTCGGACTCGTCGAAGGCCCGGATGGCGACGAACGTGACGTTCTGCGTGACGATGCCACGCGCCGGGATGTTGAAGTTGTAGCTCGCCGTCTTCACACCCTGGAACTGGTGGAGGACCTTGTCGCTGAGACGAGGGTCGTCCTGGACGAGGGCGTCGACGCCAAGAATGCGGAAGATGTCGTCGAACTTCGGGAAGATCTGCTGCTGCTTGAGCGAGCCCGGTCCGTTGACGTCCTCCGAAGCGCCGATGGAGATCGTGCGGAACACCTGTGCCGTGAGCGTGCAGCGGTAGGCGACCGGCACGAACTCGCGAACCTCCAGGTGATCGAGCGTGTCGACAGGCTCGTACTGGATCTCCTCCGAGCCGGACACACCGCTGGCGAACCCGACGACCTCGCCGTTGAAGAAAAAGATTGCCCTCGCACCCGAGAAGACGCGGGTGGCGCCGGTCCCAGGAGGGCTCTTTGGAAGTGCTTGACGCGCCATCTCTCAGCTCCTTCTGCTACGCCGCAGCTCCACTGATCTGGGCCGGGACGAGGACGATCGTGGTGAGGACGTAGTTGATGCCTGGCGTCGGTGTGACGACGACGGTGATCGTCAGCGTGTCACCGCTCAGGTTCCAGACGACGTTGCGCCACGCGTTGAGACGCTGGCCGTTCACGATGCTGTCCGTGATCGCGCCGGCGTCCTTGAGAGGCTGCAAGACGTTCGCGATGACGGCCGGCGTGGTCGACACGCGCTGCACCGTCCCACCACGTCCGACGAATGCGTCCTGGAGCGCCGAACGCAGGTTGAACGCGACCAACTTCCAGATCTGGACGATGGTCTCCTCGGTGTATGCGTCGTTGTTCGACTTCGTGTAGGTCGTGATTACCTTGTCGAAGCGGAACCCGCGACCGCGGACCGTGTTGAGCACCGTGACGCCGTTCAGCTCCATCGACACGACGTCGCTGTTGCTCTGCTCCGACCACGAGGAGTCGGAGCTGACGCCAAGGACGTTGGCGTACTTCCACGTGAGCGGCTCGCCGAGCGGAGCACCTGCGCGCATGCCGGCAGCGATCACCGCCGTCGCCCACTCCGGGAAGAACACCACAGCCCCGTCCGACGTGCGGACGCGCTGCGGCTTCTCGCCGAACAGGACGAGGTGCTCGCTGTTCTGCAGGTTGGCCTGCGCGATGAGGTTGGCCTTGATCATGTTGATGCCAGCCCAACCTTGGACCTCGTTCTGGCCCGCCGTGCTCGACGCCTGCTTCGCGTAGGCGACGAGGGCCGCGAGCACCGAGACGATCGTGAAGGTCCCCTGCGCCGTGGTCCCATCCAACGACGCGAGCGGGATCATCTGGTTGATCCGGACCGTAGACAGCGCCGTGAACCCGGCTGCCCAGTCAGCGTTCGCCGACGTGCCTCGTGTCCCGCTGACGAGCTGCGTGGTGAGGAGCGGGCCGACGAACGCCGCCGTCGCGAGGGTGAACGTGTTCGTGACCTGCTGGCTGTTTGCGTTGACCCAGTTCGAGATGTCCGCGTTCTTCGCGGTCACCACGAGTGGCGCGGCCTTGATGTCGACCGCGCTCTGGAGGTCGATCTGGTTTGACGCGAAGCTGTTCGAGTTGGTGACCAGCGACGTGACGGTGTACTTGCCGTTCGCCGCAAGCGCCTGCAGCAGCTGCGCGAGCGTCGGGTAGTCGGCGAAGTTGAGCGTCAGCGAGTCGGCCACGCCTGGCGCCGTGACCGCGGTGGTGAGCGTCGTCGCGGTGGTCGTTATCGTCGCGGCGGCACCGGTGCCGGTGTACTGGATCGAGAATTTGCCGGTGCCTCCGAGGATCGGGCTAACCTCGGTGATGAGGTTCCCGAACGCGTCGAGGTTCGTGATCGTGACCACGAACCCAGGAGCGCTGATCGCGATGGCGACCTGGATGTTGTTCGTCAGCACGCCGTACTGCTTGGACAGCCACGTGAACGGAGCGGTCGTCACGGTCGACTGCGCCGAGTTGTTGACCTTGTAGCAGACGATCTGCTGCGCTCCGGTAGGGACGCGAGGGTCGTTGCTCGGGTTGGCGGCCATGTCGGCGGCGTCGACGAGGTCGCCGGAGACGTAGAACTTCTTCACGTCTGCAGGCGTCAGAAACGACTGCACCGTGCGTGGCTGGCCCTGGTCCGCTTCACCGATCAGACCGACGATGCCGAGCCCTGACAGGACGACGTTCTGGAACTGCGATGCGTCGATCTTCGTGTACGCGCCTGGTCGGACGAGCACCTGACCATTGAACAAAACCTGCGTCGTCATTGGGCAGACTCCTCAGCGGCTCGGGTTCTCGACCTTGGCTTCAGGGACCCTGTGGTGCTCCTCGAAGATCTCGTCGAAGTCCTCGACGGTAGCGATGCGGACCTTCGTGTAGGCGGCCATGCTCGCCTGCAGGATCGGGTTATCGATCCCTTTGGTGATGAAGTACACCTGGATCGACATGGCGCCGGGTTTCGCGGAGAACGGAGCCTGCATCGCGTGCAACTCGGCGACGGCGTCCGGCGTGGTGATCGGCGGCGCACCCTCACCACGGTAGGTACGACCGACCAGCAATGCGAGGGTCTTGGTCTCGTCCTTGGTGTCCATGATGAGGTGATCTTATCCTACACCCTAACCCCCGACACCAGGCACTGTTACCACGAGTCGCTGCCTGAGGGGTACGCCGCCGTTCAGTGGTCGTCCGCGGCCCCGTTGGCGTCGGCCATCTCGACGAGGCGCTCGACGAGCTTCGGGATGCCCTCGGTGTGGGCCACGAACTGCTTCATTATGAGCATCATCTCAACGTGGTCCTTCCGCCTGGCCTCGCTGTCCTTACGGATCGTGCGTTCGAGCCCGATGACCGCCTGCGTGAGGTTGTCGACATGACGGGCTGACAGGAACGCGAACTTATCGTCTTCACCATCTGGCATGCGGCCTCCTTAGGTGGTTGGCACGGGGACCACGACTCGCTGCGCGTTCTGGATCGTGTCGACCATGAGGTTGAGGCTCACGATGGCAGCTGCGCTCGGCACGCCGCTCCAGTCGAAGAAGGTCATGTACGTGGCCTGGAGGACCCGGTAGTAGACGAACTGGGGCAGCTTCTCGGAGTCGTGGTCGAGGACCCCTCCGCTGAGGCTCAGGTTGTTGACGTCGTAGAATTTCGTCAGCAGCTGCTTATTGCTGACGAGGATGAACTTCACCAGCTCGTACAGGAACAACGTCAGGCGGTCGTCATCGGACGCCACGTAGATGTTCGTGGTGCGCTTCTCCGGGATCGCGTACGCCGCGCCAGCAGACGGATTCACGTCGCCGAACGTGCCATGGTCGACCATGCCGGCGTGGTCGTTGAGGATCACATCGGTCGACTCCGCCTCGCTCTGTGGTTCGACGACGACGAGCGCCAGGCTTGCCGAGTCACGCGGCCAGCTGACGTCGATGTACATGTTCTCGTTCTGCAGCATCCACTGCTTGAACTGGTCGCGCACCGCCTGTGGCACGAGCGAGAACAGCTGCTCGACGACGTCGTTCGGCGTGTTGATGGTGCCGCGGACCTGGTCGAAGGCCCAGCTGATGAGTGTGCGGATCGCGAACTCTGGAATCCGCAGTCCTGCAGGCTGCAGAGACGGGATGGTGTAGTTCGCCGTCGGGTCATCGATCGGGGTGCTCACAACATCCCCTTCAGCGTCGAGAACGTGTTGCGCAGGATCGCGACGATGTCACGACGCAGTCCCGGCAGGACCTCGTCGAGGACATGCGCTCCTTTGAAACCAGGATGCCACCACGACGATGGTTTACTCTTGGTCGAGATCCTGCGGATGGTGGTGTAACGAACCGACGACTTTCCGCCGGCCCTTGTCGAGCTGCGAATGATGTCGTCGTGCACGCCGCGGCTGTGCTTCACCGCTTGCTTCCGCGGCGACAGGCCAAGAGCGCGCCCGATGCTCCCACGCTGCAACGAGCGTGTGAACGACTTGCCCTCGGTCCTCATCGACAACCTGACCTCGGCGGCGCCGCCGGCCGCGCTGGCGGCTCGTGTGCCAGCCGTGCGCATGCTCTGCGGCACTGACCCGGCCTTGTGCTGGAACGGGATGTCGACGTACACCGAGCCCTTGCTCGAAGCCTTCGCGTGCTTGAGCAGCTTCGCCTTCATGTCGAACGCTTTCGCGCCGCGCTCGACCGCAACGACGATCGGGTCGGTGATCTTGATCTCGACCGCCTTTTCCGTCACGCGCACGGCACCTGGCTCCTGCAGCGCCTTCTTGTAGCGCGGAGCCATCGTGCCGAGCTTGTTGTCCACGGCACCGGACGCTCTATCGACCACGAGCGGGACGATGCGGGCTCGCGCAACTTTCATCGCGCGGTCGAACGCCGTCGTCACCTTCAGGGTGACGAGACGCCCGCTCAACGACGGGATGCTGACCTTGATGGGTAGCTTGAGCTTCACTGGAACGGGCTCTGGTCCTTGACCTGCTGCGGGTCCGTGCCTTGGTTGCGGATGAGGTAGTCGAGCTTCGCCACCGCCTGCACCGGGAACTGGTAGTGCTGTCCCTCGACTGTCGAGTCGCGGTGGTGGTGCACAAGATCGAGCACGACGTAGCGTGGCCTGTAGTCGTACGAGATGGTGTAGAAGCTGGTCGCGTCGGGCTGGTTCGCGAGCCACTCGATCGACGTGCCGTCCGCTGAGATGCGGAAGTCATCGTCGCACTGGAACTGTACGAGCGCTCCGGTGCGGTCGACCCAGCCGACGTAGTTGATACACAGCGGGCCGTACTTGAGCTTGTCGAACGCGGTGCCGCTCTGCCGGACGGGACGCTGCGTGAAGCGGCCGATGCCGTTCATGAGCGTGAGCCGATCGAAGTAGTCGATCGTGAACTCGGGCTCGGCCGTCACGAGCATGTTGCCGGCGTCCCACCGACCGTATGCGAAGAAGCTCTGGTTGAGCTTGACGCCCTGCATGAGCATCGTCGTCGGGATCGGGTCGACGTAGATGAAACCACCACCGCCGCAGATCGTGCATCCCATCACGTGGTCGCGTGGCGAGAGACCTGTGCCCGGGATGTTCGGACAGAGCACCGCCTTCTCCCACGTCAAGCTGTAGCCCTTGTCGGCGATGAAGCGCGTGAACTCGTCGCGGTCGAAGTCGACGACGTTGTCCTTCCACTGCGGGTTCCACTCACCCGCTGGCGACGGAAGCGCCACCCGGACGCCACCGGCTCGGCCGACCCCACCGGTCTTCGTGACGAGCCCGCTCATAGCGAGGCGAGCACCATCCCGACGTACGTGCGACGGAGCTGTCCGATCTCTCCGGTGTTGAACATCGGGTCGACCCCGAGGCCGGCGCCCGGCAAGCCCAGCTCGACCTTGTACCCGTCGATCCTCGCCTTGAACGCCGGCAGCTGACGTGAGATCGACTGCGACATGCCGTCGATGCCGAGGCTCGAACCCGCCACGCCGATCGGTCCGACGAGGTCGCTCATGATCGTGAGTATCTCGATCGCTGCGAGCTTGCAGACCACGGACACGACGTCGCGAGGGATCGCGTCGGGACCGAAGCCAGACACGTAGTCGACCTCCCACAGGTTCGGCAGGTACGAGAGGCCGCCGAAGATGAACGGCAGGTACCCGTTGCCTCCGCCGAGCATGATCTGCGCTAGCGACCCGCTCGTCGGCACGAGGTGGATCTGGCTGTGCTCCACCTGCAGCCGCACCCAGTCGGACGGGAACACCTGGATCACCTGACCCGTCGGGTACACCGCACGCACCGACGACACGCTCTGCGCCGGGATCCTGTACAGCTGCGTGAACGCGTAGTTCATGTAGTCGGTCGTGAAGTAGTCGTGCTTCTCGCTGGTGATCTCGCGCTGGAGCACATCGATGTGCGTGATGTTCTCGAACTTCGCGATCGCGTTCGAGAGCTTGTCCTCGAAGAACGCCGGCGCAAGCTCCTGGCCGTCGGTGCCCGCGAAGGTGAACCCGGTGAGGTAGTTCTCCTTGATGTACTTCGCCGTCAAGTCATCGAGCGACATGAGCGAGCTGAAGCGCGACGGCGTCTGCTTGACCACCGCGCTCGCGGTCGCCGGCATGTTCGACGCGTTCTTCGGGGTCGGGGCGGTCACCTGCTACCCCTGGGTGTGCGACGTGCTCGTGTCCTGTGGTGTGGCGGCTTCTGAGTCCGAGGTGTCGAACGCCTTGTCTGCGGTCTTCTCCTCTTCGAGCTTCTTCGCAGCAGCAACCGCGGACGCTGCTTCCGCAGCCGCCAGTGCATCGGCCGCCTTCTCCGCAGCTTCATTGTCAGCAGCGCCGGTCACCGCAGAGACCTTCTCCGCCTTCTCGTCAGCCGCCCACTTCGCGCGCTGTTCGGCGCCCTCGTCGAGCCACCGGATGTCGCGAAGCATCTGTAGGTCGTCCTCATCGACCTCCAGCTCCGACAGGCCGTCCCTGTCGAACGATACGTGACCCCAGCGGGTGTGCGTGGTCTCACCACGGAGATCGAGGCAGCGGAGCTTTGCGGTGACCTTGGCCATGTTCGGAGCATACAGCGAAGCCAGATCCACAGCCAGATGCACGAAAGCCGCCCTGGGGAGGCGGCTTCGTACGGCAGGATTGCCAATCTGCCCGCAGGCAGAAGACAGGTTACTCGTCGCCGACGTTGTCGTAGATGACGAACTTGCGCGTCGCGTAGACGATCGGCATCCCGTACAGAAGCATCGCCCACCGGATGGAGAGCGCGATCGTCGCGAGCGGGATCTTCATCATCGGCGCGAGCTGTCGGAAGCTGACGCCCTGCAGGTTCATCTGCTTCAGGTACGCGCGCGACGTGTTCGGCAGGAACCGGTTCACGTCGACGAACACCGTGGTGGCGGCGCCCGCGATGCGCGGGACCTGGACCATGAACACCTCGGTGTTCGCGGCGCCCGGCACCGACGCGATGCGGTAGATGTTGTAGCCCGTCGTCGGGTCCGACGAGTCCGCGTTGTTCGTGATCGTCAGCGTGATCGTGTCGCCGGCCGCGTTGATCGCCGCCGTGGTCTCTGCCGACGCCGCCGACTCGCCGAAGCGGTTCACCGCGGCGACCTTGTAGCGCCACGTGCCGATGTCGCCGACGCCGAACAGCGAGGCCGCGACCGGACCGGCGTTGTTCACCGCCGCGCCGCTCGGGACCACCGGAGCGCGGACCGCGTTCGCGGACGCCGGAGCGCCCTTGACGCTGTTGTTCTTGCCCGAGCGCAGGAAGATGTTGCCCTTCAGGTTGATGAGACCTGCCTGCGTGCGGACGCGGTTGACCGACATCCCGACGATGCCGTCGACCGGCGCTGGCATCGAGAAGCGCTCGCGTGGGTAGAACTGCTTCACCATCGACGACAGCGCCTTGGGCGCAGCGTAGAGGTCGGTCGGCACGCCGTAGTTCTCGATGACGCGGTTGGTGCCGTCCTCGATGTTGTCCTCGGTGAGGATGCCGCCGCGGAGGTCGATGATCGACGCCGCCGCACTCGGGTCGTTGCGGATCTGCGTGTCGATGCCGTCCCACGCCTCCGCGATGATGGCGCTGTTGCCGTTGTAGAGCGCGCGCTCGACGCGCTCCAGGATCCACACGCCACCGTTCTGCGTCTCCTGCGCGATCACGTTGCCGTGAGCAGGCCGGACGAGGGTCGTCGGGTGATCGACCTCGCGCTGCGTGGTGACGTACTTCACGAGAGCCGTGCGGCGCTCGTACGACGCGTCCTGGACCTGGGGCAGCTCTCCGGCACGGGTGAACATGCCGCCCTCCGAGCCGTAGCTCGTCTGGACGTTGTACTCCTCGACCGTGCTGAACGCCGGCAGCTTCGGGATGTCCCGCCAGAACTGGATGTGCGCCTGCGTGAACGTCAGGACGCGGAGCGTCTGCTCCAGCGACTCGACACGCAGCGCGTTCGATCCTGAGACCGGTGGGTTCTGATAGCCAGCGCTGAGTGCCTTGCTCAGCTCGTCGACGTCGTTGGACGCGATCTGGCCGAAGCCGTGGTAGCCCTCGTAGTCCTTCATCGAGATCATGGTGCGGCTCCTTCCCTACTTGCAGAGGTCGTTGACGAGAGCCTTACGCACCATCGGGGGCAGGGTCTCGACGTTGTAGCGATCCGCCTCCCAAGCGAGGATCAGCTTGGGATCGATCTTGTTGTTGGTGGTCGCCTTGAACAGCCAGTCGCCGATCGCCTCGGACGACAGCTCGCTCAGCTCGGCGATGAAGGCCCCGCCCTCGGAGCCACCAGCCATCTGCTGGTCGTTGCCGGTGACCTGCCAGGGCGGCTGGTTGACCTCGCCCTTGGAGAGCACCGCGCGACCGCGCTGCGGCGCGGGCTGCTCGGACAGCGACTTCACCATGTCGACCAGGTCTTCCTGGACGGAGGTGCCGATCGCCGCGACGGCCTTCGCGAGCCGAGCGTTGAAGCTCTGCTGGTAGCCGATGCTCTTGGCGACGCGGTTGTCGATGCGAGCCCCGAGGCGTTCCTCGATCCGCACCATCGACTTCGCGACGTCCTTGCCCATCTTGAGCATGGCGAGGCTGATCTGGTCGACGAGTGCCTCCATGAAGTCGGAGACGTCGATGGCCTTCGCCATCACCTCGTCGCCCTCCGCGACCTCGCGGAACGACTTCTCGGCCGGGCTCGACGCGTCGTCGCTCGACTCCTCGTCGCTCGACTCCTCGTCGCTCATGGAGTCCTTGCTCGCGGCTGCCGCCCTCTCGACGGCACCCTTCTTCATCTTCTTCTTCGGCGGGAACGGCGAAGACGCGTCGTCGCTCGACGAGTCGTCGTCTCCGTCGTCGCTGCTCGCGGCGCTCGACGAGCTGCTCGACGAGCTGCGGCGGGACTTCTTCGTGTCGGACTTGCCCGACGGCGCCGCGTTCGACAGCGGCTCACCTTCGGTGGAGAGACCACCCTCCGGATCGGCGTCCTCCAGGACGTCACCCTTCTCGATCGCGTCCTCCAGCTCGGCGAGAGCCTTGAGGAGCTTGCCCTCCGGGATCTTCTCGGGCGGGCTCTTTGCCTTGGACTTGGCCATGGTGGTTCTCCTGCTCCTCGATTACGAGTGGTACGCGAGGATGCCGCAGACGGCGGTGTTCGTGATCGTGAAGATCTGGGTGCCGTTCTGCGAAACGATCGCCGGGGACGCGGCGCTCACCGCGATCACGTCACCCGGATTGATCTTCCACTGGAAGTCCTCCGTGGCCGGACCCGCGACGTCGCTGAACGCCGCGAAGATGTACCCTCCGACGCCGAGTCGTCTCGTGTCGAAGATGTTGGCCGGGGAGAGGCCAGACGAGATGCCGCTCGGCGACGCCTGAGCCTCGGTGTCCGGCACGGTGAACGTCTCGCCACGTCCGACCTTGAACAGGTTGACGTTGGCGAAGTTCGGGATGTTGGCGTTCTGACCCATGGTCTTCTCCTAGTGGTCTAGCCGACCGAGCTGTCGACGATAGCGACGAACGAGACGTTGACGGCGACGGTCGCCGCGATGAGGGTGGTGGTGCCGGCGGCGGTCGCCTTCCAGGTGAAGATCGTGAAAGTGCCGGGCTTGGTGCCGTATGCCCACGTGACGTCCGGCGCGTTGTTGGCGATCGCGGCGGTGCCACCTTGGACCGATACCGACGGGACGAAGTTGTTGTGGTTGATCCCGAGGTCGACCAGGAGCGAGCCCGTCACGGCAACGATGCCCGAGTGGAGCAGCGGATGCTGCAGGCTCTGGAACGGGTACGGCGAGGCGGTGTTCTTGACGGCTGGCATCTCGTTCTCCTCCTCAGCGGTTCATCGCGAAGCCGACGACGCGTGCGGCTACGTCAACGCTGAGGTTCGGGTGGATCCTGCGCACGCGATCGATCGCCTCGTCGTGTGAGAGGAGATCGTTGCGTTGGTGGACGATGCTGTTCACGTGGTGCCCGCGACGACTTACCCCCACACTCTGCACCAACGATGAATTTTCCGCTAGGGCCTTGCGCTGGGCGTTCTCCACTGCCTTCAGCGGAGCGAACGCCTTGGAGAGGATGCTCCACAGGCAGTCGGTGTTCACCGGAGCGTTCGTGATGGCGACGTTGCGCACCTTCGCACGGACGATGCGGTTGCCCCCGTCACGCTCCAGCACCTTCCCCTCGATGCTGAAGCCGAGGCGCCGAGGCGCGTTCGACTTCTTCATCGCCTTCGCCAGCTCCCACACCTTGTCTGCTGGTGCGTAGCCGACGAGCAGGTTGCCCTCGGTCCACCACCGCGACTTCTCCAGGCGCGCGACGCGCGGGTAACCAAGGACGGCGGAGGTGTCCTGCTTGTGGTTGTCGTTGAAGTAGCCGAACGAGACGAACTCGCTGAAGTCGAGCCCCTTCGCGACGACGACCTCGTCCTGACGATCGAGGTTCTCCGTCGAGCACCAGCCGCCGATCGGTCGCGTCGCTTCGAGGTCGACGCCGGCCTTCTCGATCACCTCGACGCACGCCGGAGCCCAGACGGTGAAGTCGTCGTTCTCCAGGAGACGTTCGACGTTCTCACGCACAGCGGGTCACCACGACTTGACTATACACGAACCTCACGCTGGTACGCGTATCAGGTTCGGGGGCCTCTTGGAAGGGGTCACGAAGCATCCACTGCCTTCTGGATCCTCCGGGCCTCCGTCCGGATCCGATGACAGCAGGCGCAGACGAGATCGCACTTCGCGATCTCGTCGAGGACACGTCAAGCCGGGATCCTGATCAGATGCAATGGGCGCTCGGCAACTGGATTGAAGTAGGAGTTGTAGTCTGGGAAGTCGTGCGGGCTGTCGTTGCCCTTGCTGCAGACCTTCCACGGCAGACGGTAAGGGTAGTCGAGGAAGAACCGAACGCGGAGGAACGCGTGCTCCAGCTCGTCAGGCTGGAGGTAGTCACCGAGCGCGTCGCGGAGGTCGGCTCGCGTCAACCTGTCGAGCGGGTACCACGTGTCACCGAGGTCGACGGAGCGGCGGAAGAGGAACTTGTGGAACACGTTGTGGTAGCGGTCGAACGTCTTGCCGAACGTGACCGCGTTGTCCCACGCGGTGATGCGGTAGATCGGCCTGTCGTTCTCCGAGCGCACGAGCAGACCAACGTTGTTCGCATGACGGTCTCGTGCGCCGGCCAGCACGTCGAGCGCGAGCAGGTGCTTCCAGAACTTCTTCGGCACCACCATGCAGGTCTCTGCCAGAGTGGATCCCCAGTTGGTGTCGTCGACGTCCTTGAGTCTCGGCTGCAGATCGCTGAGGTGGTGAGCAGGGACGAACAGCTGCGCGGATGCCACAGCGCCAGGCACCGCCTTCTTCGTAAGCACGGTCTCCGGCACGAGGTCGGCGAACCCGAGCATCTCCGCGGACCGATAGAACGCGACCTCGCGCGACGGGTGCAACGACGCCGCGATGCCGCGCTGCTTGTGGTGACCGCTCGGAAGCTTGTCCTTCGACAACTTCACGATCGCCTTCACACCACCCTCGTACGTCGCGAGCAGGGCTCCGCTCTTGCCGCCCGGAGCCTTCCCCAGATGCCGCGGCTTCTCCGTCGTGACGAGGTCGGAGAACTGGCTCAAGCGCTACCGGAGGATGACGACCAGATAGACCTCGGCGGCCATCGAGCCCGCGGCGCGGTGCGCCAGGAACTTGTACGTGCTGCCGGCGTTGATGATCTTCTTCGTCTGATCGAGCGTGGCCGGCGACGTGACCGCCTTGTCGGTGTCCGCGGCCACCGCGTTGGAGATGTCGACCGCCGCGTTGTCCTGCAGCTTGATCGTGTTGCCGGCACCCGCGACGCTCTTGTGGATGAAGAACGTGACGACCTCCATCTTCTTCTGTGCAGTGAACGTGTACGTGTTATCACCAGCCGCATCGGGGATCGCATGTGGGATGAGGTGGAGCGGAGCCGGAGCGCCAATGCCGGACGCCGGAGCATCGACGACGGGCGCCGACGCGTTGGAGATGAGGCCGTCGCTCTCCGTGGACCGGCTGTGCTGCGTCATGATGCCAGACGCGATGAGGGCGTCGAGCACGTGCTGGACACGGCCAAGCTCGTCCTGCGTCACGTAGAGGTCGAACGTGCCGCTCAACAGCAACGGTCGTCCGAGGACGGAGTCGAGTGGGACGTTACGGGATACGGTTCCTGAGATGCGTGCCATGATTCACTCCTCGCAGACGTGGTTGGTGAGCGCCTCGTCGAGATGCTCCACCTCGATCGACTTCATAGTACCTACGTACACCATTTCGCCCCGATCGTTGAAGCCCATCCCATCTGGGATGACGAACAGCTCGCATTTACAGAAGGGGTGCATCGCGCCGATCACGGCCTTCCATTGCGTCCGAGAACCCCCAGAACGCGTCGGTCGGCCTGCACGGCGGCCGACGTTCGACCCATTCGCGAGCAGCTCGCTGAGCCTGAACACCCGCGGCGTGACACCATCAGGCTTCAGGTAGAGCAGCTTGCAGAACGCGCACGCGTCAGGACGCGGACGCTTGAACACGCGCGGGTCACGTGACGGGTGGCGGTGCGCGAGCACGATCGCCTTCGCCTCCTCCACAGCATTGTGCATCTCGGTGTGCGCGGTACGGAGCCAGTCGCGCCGGAGGTCCTGCGTCGCCTCGCGGATCCGCTGTGCGACCTCCTGCGCTGACGCTCGCTCCTCCACGCCGCGCGACACCTCGCGCTGAACACGCGTGAGTCGTCGACGACGGAGCTGGTCGTCGGCGTCGACCAGGATGTGGCCGGTGGCTGCGTCGAGCTTGTTGCCGAGCCCGCGCACGTGCTGACCGATGCGGTCGCGCAGGAGAGCGACGGCCTCGCGCTCCGCCTCCATGATGACCTGAGGGTCGTCGCGGAGCTGGCGCCAGAAGTCGTCCGGCGTGAGCAGCGGCGGCTTCTCCACGTCGAACACCCGAGCGGCTGCCGTCGCCGGCATCTCGTGCACGGCCGCGACGTGCTCGCGCTTCGCCTCCTCGCGCATCGCGGCGAGCGCACTCGACTGCTCCTCTCCGGCGATCGACCCGAGGTGGTGCGCCGCGAGCGCCGCGTCCTGAGGCAGGAGCTTTTCGCTGCGGATCTTGCCGGCGGCTCGCAGACGGTCGTAGTCTTCGGGATCGATCGCGGTCGGTCCGAACATCTCCGCGAGGAACGCGAGGTGCCCGTCTCGGATCGCCTGTCCGATCTTTCGACGTTGGAGCGGCGTGAGGACGCGTGCCGCCATTACTGCTGGACCTCTTCTTCCTCGCGGTCGACATGGATGTCCGGCACGTTCACGGGCTGGAACTCTCGGAACTTCAGCTCACCGGGACCGAACAACAGTTCCTTCTCCTCGTCGTCCATCCCTTCCCAGTGGTTGTTGCCGACGAGCCAGTCTGGTTGAGGGACATCGTACTTGTCGCAGTAATAGCGCAGCGCCGGCAGGATCTTCTCGACGTACCAACGACGAGCCTTCGTTGTGTTCTGCACGACCTTGTTCTTGACCGGGTCGCGGAACGCTTCGAGCTTGCCGTTCAGCTCGTCTGCGCCGTGGATCACGAGCACCGACGCCGGCGTGAGCGCGTGAATCGTCGGCCCTTCGTCGCCCTCGTCGATCTCCAGGATGAACGGACCTGCGGTCATTACTTCTTCGACCTCTTCGGCTTCGACTTCTTCTGCTTGCCCGGGTTGGTGCCCTCGCCGGCGTTGACGTCGTTGAGCGTCGTCACGAGACGATCGACCATCTCGTCGAGATGACCTCGGACGAGACCGAGCGCCTCTGCCCAGCGGCTTGACTTGTTCTCCAGCGCGACGAGGACCTTCTCGCCGATCACGCCAGCGCCGATGTCCGACTGCTTCTCTGGTGAGTATGAGCGCGTGTCCGGATCCCATCGGCGATGAAGCTCGGCCGCTGCGTAGAGCAACATCAGCTGCGACGCCGACAACGTGGAGAGCTTGTCCTCGTCGCCGATCAACGGACTCCTCGGACCATCGGTGAGCAGGCGCCCATCCATCGCCACCGCGCCGCGCAGGTGAGGATGGTCGTTCACGTGCGCGTGGTGGTCGACCCTGCTCTGCTTCGCGAACAGACCGAGTGCCTTCATGCCTGCGATCACGTCAGCGACCTGCCTCTCCGGGTCCCACTCGCCGATGACGCGGTTCGCGAGGTCGCGGGTGTCCTTGTCGTGCCGGCGAGCGTTTTCGAAGAACCGACGACGCTGCCGCTCCGGCTCCTCGGCGAAATGCTTCTGGAAGTCTTCGTCGTCCTTGAGCGCCTCGTACTTACTGAACACGCTGTCGAGGATCGGTTTGATCTCGTCGTTGAGGATGGTGTTCCAGTCCTTCGTCTCGTCACCTGACGACGAGCCCTCTCCCATGAACAGCGACTCCTGAGCCGCGAAGAACTCGAACACCGCCTCCTCGTACGTGAGGTGCTGGCTGCCGAACTGGAGGTGGATCGTGCCTGCCTTCAGGTCCTCACGTGTGAGCCCAGTGCAGTCGAGGAATGCATCGAACAGCGCTCCGCTCTTGGTGTCGGTCCCGTACCAAGAACCGAGGAAGCGCAGCTCGCCAGCACTGAAGCCGTGCGGGTCGACATGATCGAGCAGGAACCCGGTCACGTCTCGGTCGCTGCCGTGAATGCCCATGAAGGGCTTCGGCCGGTAGTGGCCGACGTGCGGCTGCGTGTGCTCCTGCTTCGCGCGCTGCTTAAACTTGCCTTGCGGTTGCTCTCCGTAACGCACGTGACCCTGACCGTCGCGGTACCACTTCCCACCCTTGGTGCCAGGCGCATAAGGTTGCTGGGCTGCCTTCACGACGTCCCGCGAGCGCGCTCCTGCGACAGCGAGCGTGAGCACGAGCGGCGTATCGTGTGATCGTCTGACGTCGGCGTGCTGGAGGACGTCGTCGACCTCGTCGCAGATCATGGCGACTCGCTCGTCGTACGCCATGATGAGGCGGTCGACGATGTCCTGAGCCACCGGGTGCTTCGGAGGGTGGATGCGAAAACGGAGCTGGGCCTTGACGATAACGTCTTGGCCAAGCTCCGCGCCGTCGCCGAACAGCTCGTCGAGGTCCACACCTCGACCCTACATCAGATCAGGAGACGGGTGAGGTCGTTGTTCAGGTCCATCGGCTGGGTCGGCTGCGTGCCGCCGAGCGAGCCCTCCGAGATCGACTTCGCGATGAACGCGTCCGATCCAGGAGCGTCGCCGTAGTCGACGTACTGGACGAAGTCGGTGCCGCGGTACGTCGGGCCGAGCGACTTCTTCACCGGAGCGGCCTTGCCGCTCGAAGCGTCGTCGCTCGAAGCGTCGTCGCTATCGGAATCCTTCACGGCCTTGCGGGCGTGCGTGCCCTTGCCATTCTGGACGCCGACGACCGCGTCATGCTTCTTCGCTCCGGGCACGCCGCGGCTCGGCGTGTGGACGCCGTGACCGTCACCGCCGCGCGTGTTGCCGCCGGTCGGGTTCTGGTCGACGACGTGCGCGCTCGACTTGCCGTGCTTCGCGCCACTCTGGTGCGTGGTGGCGCCCTTGCCCTTGTGGCCGCGGGCCTTCTCCAGGTCCGACTTCGTGATCGGTGCCTCGCAGTGCGGGCAGTCGCAGAGCACGTCGTCGGCGGCAGCGCCCAGTTCGGCCTTGAAGAGGTCGTTGAAGTTCGTCTTGGACATCGTGCCGTCTCCTTCTGATTTTTGTACCACAGTCTTGACGCTGTTCGACAGCTCTGTCGCACCACCACCATCGAGCACCCGCGGAGAATGCTTGCTGGATGTGGTTGGCCTGACGGACTTCTTCCCCGACATGCTCTTGACGTCCGACGATGCCGCGGCTCCGCCGCCGCCACGACTCGGCTTCTTGAGGCCCATCTTCGGCCGCATCGGCGACTTCGGATTGTGGACGCCTGGCAGGTACGACGGCGGCTTCGTCGGACCGGACGGCCTCGGCATCGCCTCCATCGCGCGATTGAAGTCGGTGAGGCTCAGGGTGATGTCGATCGGACGCTTGCTCCGTCCGCGGTTCGGAGCCTTGAGAGCACCACCACCAGAGACCTTGCCGTACCCGGTCGCGAGCGCCTTCTTGATCGCCAGGAGACGCTTCATCGCCTTCTCGTAGCCACCACGAAGGTGCTTGCCAGCAGCTAAATTCGCCTGTGCTTCCTCGTCGGCGATCGCGCGCATCTTGACTGTGGCGCCCGTTCGTTGGTGCCGCGTCTCACCGACGGGCTTCAACTGGATCGTCGGCTTCTCCTTGCGCGGGAATTTCTTCGGCGTTGTGGTCGGAGCAGCTGGCGATGCGGGACCACCAGAGCCTTCGGTCTTCATGATCGTCGCGTGGTAGTCGTCGAGCGTCATCACCCTAAATGCTTTGGTCGCCTTCATATCCCTCGGCTTTTTCCGAACGGCGGTGATGCCATAACGCGTGACCGCATTGCCAGCCGGATTCGGTGGATGTCCTGTGACTCCGGTGTCTCTGGCCATGCGAGTGATGGCATGGCCGGTGATGGCGCCCATGGCGGAGTGATCTCGTTTGCCATGCACTGCAGTCTCTCCTGCCTTGTCGAGCTTCATCTTCTTCGTGAGAGGTAAGACGGTCGTCTGCGCCTGCTGCGCCTGCGCGATTCCAGCGGTGCTGAGCTTGTCCTTCTTTAGGGTCGGGTCATTGAACGACCGCTTCGACTTCTTCACTGGAGGTGGAGCTGGAGGCGGCGTCTGCAAGGCTGTTCCTGCTGCGAGGTTGGGGTCGTACTCGATCGCCGTGGCCTTCTTCGTCTTCTGCTTGTTCTTCGACTTACCGACGATGCTCGATGCGCTGGAGAGCTGATTCTGGACGTGTGTGAGATGCGAAGGCGTCTTCGTCGGCTTGGACGGTCCTCGCGAAGCAACGCTCGACGCATTGGAGAGCTGGTTCTGGACGTGGGCGAGCGACTGGTTCTTCTTGAGCTTCTTGTTCACGGTCGCCCATCCGATCGACTCGGCCCGTTTGCTGCTCACACCACGCTTCCTCTCGCTGTCGGCGATATGCTTCGCTTGACGCTTCTGCTTCGCCGAGTGGGAGCCTGGCATGGCTCACAGCCTACCAGCGGTGAGCTGCCGGCGTCTATGCTGGAACCTTGACGTCAGATGCACGCAGCTTCTCGTACAGGGTCCCCCAGTAGTCGGGGTCGAGGCGATGCTTCGCGGCGAACCTCTTCAGGTGCGGCCGCATGAACTTCGTGAAGCCGTCGCGACCGAGACGCTTCGCGGTGCGCTGCAGCGTGCGGACGGACACGCCGAGCTGGTTCGCAAGCTCGTCGGGGTTCGCGTTCTTCGTGTCGTCGTGCTCCACGATGAGCGGAGCGGGCTTGCCGGTCGTCTTCGCGCCTGGCTTCTTCGCTCCGCCCTTCTTCTCACCTGGGTACGTGTAGCGCGTCTTGCCGCCAGCGCCGGCCTGCTTCTTCGTGGCCTTGCTGTTCGGCGTCTTCTTCGGCTTCTCTTCCTTGGCCTTCTTCGGCAGCGCCTTCTCCACGCACCTCAGCTTCTTGTAGTAATCCTGGTCCTCGACGAGATGATCAGCCGCGATCCTGCGTGCGATGTCCTTGTCGGTCGTGTGCTCACGTTCGTGACGAGCGCCGATGCGTAGCTGCTCCTGGTCGAGATCGGACAGCTTGTGCCCCTTCGCCCTTCCATTCGGAAGCGTGGCCTTCTCGACCTCGAAGTCCTCCGGGCGTGGTGGGTCGAGGTCCTCCTCACCACACTCCGCAGCGTGAAGCGCTCCGACGCGCCGCATCTCCGCAGCGTAGTCGCCGACCCTGATGACGAGACGAGGGTTGGACTTCGCGAACGGGTGCGCCTGCATCGCTTCGACGTTACCTCCGGGATGCTTCGCTCGCCACGCGTTCAGACGCTCGTCCGATGCCTTCGGCTTCTGCTGCTTCGCGGGCTTCAGCTGCTGGCGCTCCGCGCGCAGTTTGTCCTTGATGGCCTGCTTCCCGCGCAAGCGCGCCTCGTACCGAGCCAGGTGAGCATGCTCCTTCTGCTCGCTCGTCGGCTTCGGCTCCTTCGGCTTCTTGTCCGGCTTCGACGACGGAAGATGGAACGCTCGCGAAGGCCGCGTCTTCCCTTGAGCATCGCGGTTGATCGTGTGGAGGCGAGTGGTCGGCACGCCGGTCTTCGGTGACGGCTTCGGAGGCTTGTGCTCCTTCCGGTGCTGCACAGCCTTCTGAGAACGGAGAGCCTTGCTGACGACGAGGATCGGCTCGCGCAGCTCGTGGTCGACCTGGACCATCTCCGCGGCAGAATCCGTCCGTCGCTTGCGAACCGCCACCATGTGTTCCTCCACGGCGAGCCGATCGAACGTCTTCCACACGCGGTCGTCGTTGCGGTCGACCTCGCGGACCGACAGGCCACGTGAGTCGAGCGCGAAGTAGTACGGCGTACCGCGCGAATCGATCACGCCGACGTATGCATGCTGAGACCGCTGGAAGGCTGAGCGCGTGACCTCGACCGGCGAGTAGCGCACGAGGTCGTCGCGGACCTCCTGGTACAGGCCCGGCATCCGCGCGTTGTCGAGGTGGAGCGCGGGCTCCGTGATCTTGCCGTGCACCCAGAGCGAGTAGTCGGGGTACTTCGTGTACGGCTGCGTCGGGTATGGCACCTCGGCGATCGACGGACCGACCGGGATGATGAACAAGCTACCCCGCTTGATGAACTGGTAGGGCGTGCTTGTCACGACTCCAGCCTAGTCGAGATCGAAGGTGTCGTACACCTCGCCCTTCGCGAGGTCATCACTTCGCAGCGAGTGGCTGACGACGGAGTCCCAGTCATCCATGTGCAGACGCGACAGGACCTGCGGTGATGGCCCGCTCGACTCGTCTTCGACACCAGACCCGTCGCTGCTCGATTCGTCGTCACCACCAGGCTTGTGCTCGGCGAACTGACGGAGCTGGTCGGCGCCGTGCTGCTCAGCCTCGCCGGCAGGCTGCGCGAAGCGTGGTGGTGGCGGTGCAGCCTGACCGGCTGCACCTGGCTGCGGCGCCTGAGCCTGCTGGGCCATCATCTGCGCCTGCTGCACCATCTGCATCTTCTGCATCTTGTAGCCGATGTATGTCGCGTTCAGCACGACGTCGCCATCCTCGACCGGAGGTAGGTCGTCCATCGCACGCACCTCGTTGAGCTTGTGCGTGTTCTGGACCTGTTGCATGCGCAGCGCCTGCGCCTGCTCCTCGGTCTTGGCGTCGAGACCGACGAACGCCAGCTCGAAGCGCGGGTCGATCTTCCACACGACGTGGCGGTTGATCGCATCCTCGACGAAGTGCATCAGAGGCTGGAGCCCGCGATCCTTCGACGCCTTCTGCTGCGCCTCGTTCGTCGACATGAACACCGGCTGCTGGCCCGTGCCGCCGCGGAGGTCGAAGTTGATCTCGGCTGGGTCGATGCGGAACAGCGCGCACGTGACCTTGCAGAGGTACTCCATCCACATCTGATAGCCCATCTCGGTGTTGTTCATCTGCAGAGGTGTCCACGACACCTCCTCCGAGTTGAGCATCGGCGTCTTCCACGCGTTCTGGACGCCCGCGACCTGCGAGTGCCACTGGCGCTTGAATGCCTCGAACTGCACCGGCGGGATGTTGCCCTTGATGTTGAGCAGGCCCTTGATGGTCGAGCCCTGCGAGAACATCCGGCGGTTCCACTCCTCCGCCCAGAGGTGGCTCGTAATCGTCGTGATGAGCGTCTCGATCTCCGGCAGCCCATAGCCGTACGTCTTGACGTGCGTGCGCGGGTTGCGGACGCAGAACGCCATCTCGTCGATGGTGAACTCGGCGGTGATCGACGAGTTGATGACCTGGACGTAGCGGACGTCCCGCTTGATCTCGCTGACGCGAGGTGGCGTGCCCTTCATCTGCTTCGGGGTGGCCGTGCGGATCGTGTCGCTCGGCACCGCGTTGAACGAGTACACGCTGCCGCCGCGTGTGCGGACGCTCTCGAAGCACGCCTGGTCGTAGGTCAGCGAGTCGCGGACGAACTTCGCGATGAACTGCCGGAACCCGTCGCGGCCGAGGTTGTACTCGCGCCCGGTGTTGAGCACGATCATCCTGATCTCGTCGCAGCGCTCGACCTCGCTCTTGGTGAGCAGACGCTTCTTGTCGCCGTGGCGCGGCTGGATCTTGAATCCGACACTGTACTTGTTCGGCTGCGGGCGCGCGAACGCCGCTACCTGGTCGATGCGGGTCAGGATAATCGGAGCGACGAAGGTGTCGCGCTCGGAGACCTGCCGGAGCGTGTCGTACGTGAGGTACGTCGGCGCGTTGCGGTAGCCCATGCCGACCGAGTCCATCAGCGCGAACGGGTCGGCGAACCATGCCTTCGGCTGTGCCTCGCCGCTGCTCTCCGCCTTCGCGAGCTTCTCCTCGTTCGACCATGCCTTCTCGCGCAGGTCCTCGAAGGCGGCCGTGATCGCCTTCTGGATGTCTGCAGGGAGTGTTGCCTGCAGCGGTACCTGTTCCGAGACGGCCACGAGTTAGCTCAACTCACCGTGCTCGTTCTCGCCGAATTCTCGCTTCGCTGAGACCGGCTTGCTCGGCTTGAAGTTGGGGTTCGGCCCGACGTGATGTGCATAACTGCCATGCTGCATGTCGAGTTTGTCTCGGGCGTTGCGCGCACGCTGCACGCTGGAGAACCCACGCCCTTGTGGCGCGAGCTTTCCCGTCACGATGTGCGAATGCTTCGTGTTGTCGATTGCCTTCGAGAAGTCATCGCGGTCGGACTTCGCGATCGCCTTCTGCTGATGCTCGGCGAGCTTGAGGGTGAGGCGTTGCTTCGCGATGCTGAGGCGTTCGCGGATCGCGTCGGCCTCCTGCCAGTCGTAGCCGTTGTCCGGCTTCTCCAGCTTCGCGAGTGCAGCCGAGCGCTCCTTCTCGTGCTTGCGGCTCTCCAGTCGACGCTTCAGCTGCGCCTCCTGCATCTCCAGCTCTTGCTCGCACAGCTGGTGCGCGAGCTTGAACAGCGGAGTGCCCTTGAACTGGCAGAGCCAGTCGTCGTTGTAGCTCTTGTCGAGAGCCTGCGCCTCGACCGGGCTCGACTTGACGACGTCGGGCTCGTCGACGATGCGCGTGAGGTGACCGCCGTTGTAGTCGTCACCCTTGACCACGCGGAGCTGCGGCGAGAGGCGAGCGGGGTGCGTCGCCTTCTTCCCTTCCGCGTGCCGGTCGGTGCCCGCCACCTTGCTGCCGAGGCTGCGCGCCTTCTTCGGCACCTTGAAGCCGGCCTTCGCGACGTCGCGCACCCACTCGGTGAGGTCGTCGAGCGTCAGGTCTCGGCGGTGCGCGTTGCTGAGCCTGGGCACGAGCGCCTTCGCGATGTCGCGCGCCGCGATCGGCTGGCACGTGCAGACGCCGAGCGCGAAGTTCGACGGCGCGGTGCCGATCGCTCCCTGGTGCTGGCACAGCCGGCACGTCGACTTCTCCATCTGCACGTGGCGCTCGTACATGCTCTTGACGACGTGGACGTGCTCCTCACCGAGCGACACCTGCTCGATGCTCACCGGGCGCGTCGAGCCCGAGCCGTACAGGTCCGACACGAACTGCGTCTCGGCCTCGGGCGCGTGCGCGCCGTGGTTGACCATGTCCGGCAGGTATGAGCCCGCGCCCTTGTCGATCGGCGCGTAGCCGATGTCCTGAGCCTCGCCGTCGCCGCACAGCCATGGCCGGAGACCGATCAGGCACGCGCCAGTGCGTCCGGCCTGGCCGTCGAAGTGGAGACAGCCGTGGCACTTCGGGTTCGGTTGAACCTCCTGCGCGACACGACCAGGGAATCCGCCACTGATGACCGTTCCAGCTGCCATGCCGTCAGCCTACCAACGACTCGGGCAGCTCGTCCAGCACGGCGTCGGAATCAGGGACCCCGGCGTAGTCGTCCACAGGAGCTGAGACGTCGGCGGAGCGGCCACCACGCTTCCGCTTCCACGTCTCGCGGGTCTTGCGAGCGGCGTTGCGCTTCACGATGACGCGGCGACGCGCCTTACGCTGCTCCGGGGTCACAGCGCGTTTCCCACCACGGCGACGAACACGTTCGCCGTCAGAGAGAGGCTCGGGTTCGACAGGAAGAGACTGCCGAGCTTGCCACGCAGGAACAACACGCCGGGCTGCGACAGCTTCTGGTACTTCGACAGGATCGACGCCGCCGGTGATGCTGGGACGGGCCGCACGTTGACCAACGGCGCCGTGTTGCTGCCGAGCTGCACCTGGCACTCCTGGTACGCGATGACCAGGAGCGTGTCCGCCGAGGTGACACTGCCGAAGTTGAATGGCACCGAAGCCGCGTTGGCGGCGAGCAGCACGAGGCCAGACTGGACCTGCGCCGCCGTACTAGGGTCGGTGTCGTCGAACGTGATCTGCTGGCTGAACGCTTCTTGCAGCTGGTCGAAATCGAACGAGCAGAGCACCTGGAGGTTCGCGAAGGTACGCATGATCAGCGCAGACCCTTCTTCAGGTCGTTCTCTTCGCCCTGGAGGGTCTTCTTCGTCATCTCACCTTCTGACTTCGCGATGCCCTGACAGTTGGGACACGACGTCTTCGCGCCGACCCACCGGAACCCGCAGAGGTTGCACACGTAATCCTGCGGCCTGTTCGCGTTCGCCATGACCACAGCTTACTCGCTCGTTGGTGGTGGTGGGAAGTGACCTTCGGGGAGGACCTCGTGCTGCTTGTCCTTCTCGGCGACGGCAGCCTGCGCCTCCTTGTTGATCCTCGCGAGATCGTCGTGGACCTTGCGCAATGCCTCCGCAGGATCACCATCGATCTTCTTGAGCAGCTCGCTCGCGCTCAAGCCCTGGTAAGGATCCTGGTGGCGAAGTGCGGCGCGCGCCTCGCGCTCCTTCCTCTGCTCCTCCTCGAACCGCGCCACGTCGTTGGTCTGCAGGTCGGAGACGAGACCGTGAAACATCAGCGCGACGTGTTCTTCTGGGTCCTCTGGCATCAGGACACCTTACCCTTCTTGCGCTTGAACGCCGGCTTCTCCTCTTCGGGCTCCTCGCCCGTGATGTTGTCGATGTCCGTCTGCGACGAGATCGCAGCCATCGCTTCGAGAGCACGACCGCGGAGGTTCTTGCCTTTGAGCAGCGAGCTGATGCGGACCAGCTCGTCCTCGATCACCTTCTTCTGATCCGGAGCGATCCAGAACGTGAGCGCCTCGAACTGCTCGCCGCCCTTCGTCTTGGTCTGCGGCTTCGTCGCCTCCAGTGAAGTGTGGAGTCTGACGCCGTCGACGTAGCGATCGTTCCGGTTCATGCCGACGCGTTCCATGAACTGCCCCTGCGCGGCTCGGTCGGGGAACACGACCACCGCGTAGAACTCAGGATCGTTCGCCTCCTGGTCGCGCTCGCGGTGCTCCTTGCGCTCACGCTTCATGCGTTGGATCTCTTTGAGCTGCTCCAGGTCGTCCTTCACTGACTTCGGAGCGTCGTCGGTGTCGAACATCGACACCACGTAGTCCGTGTCCTCGAAGATCAGCTGAAGGTCCATGTCATCGAAGCCGGCCTTCTTGTAGTCGACCTTGTCCTCCGTGAGCATCTTCCCGAGCCCATCGACGTCGTACGTGCCCTGCGCGCTCGGGTTGTTGAAGAAGACGTTCTGTTCCTTCTCCACCTTACCGGTCAGCTCGACCACGGCGACATCCATCGTGTAGTCGTCGGTACCTTCGAGAGCGTCGATGATGGACAGCCGCTGATGACCTGACACGAGGTTGCTCGTCGACTTGTTCCACACGAGAGGATCGAGGAGACCGACGGCCTTGAGGTTCTCCTTCAGCTTCTTGCGCGCGTGGTCGTCGATCTGCCTCGGGTTGTACGGCGCGTTCTTGATCTGCCGACGGTGGATGCGCTCCACCACGAAACGCTGGACGCTGGTGAGCTTGCCTTCGCCTTTGGTCTTCTTCTTCATCGCTCGTCCAACCTCGTCTTCCACTTGTCGATGTATGTCTCCTGCTTCCAGGAGCCCTTCTTCAGCTCGAACCGCGCGAGCTTGGCAGGGAGGTACGGGAACTTCTCGACGATCTTAGCGTAGTCATCAGGGAACCGTTCGCGAATGGCGAGCAGCGTGTCCTCCTGGAAGTTCACGCCGGTCATCGAGCGCCGCAAGATCGTCAGCTTCGGTGGTGGAGGAATCTTGCGCTGACGCAGGTACGACATCACCGATGCCTCGTTCCATCGCCACAGCGGGTAAACGCGCCGGCCGACGGTGTCGAAACCCTCGTTCTTGGACAGCATGCCGACGCGCTCGATCGAGTCGGTCATGCGGTGACCATACGCGAGCCACTCCACTCCGGTCTTGGTGCGCGCGGCCTGCTCGACGTCGACCTGCCGCATATCCCGCCACCCGTCCGTGCCGTGGCGATGCGGCATGTAGACGGCGTACTTGTACGCGAGACCGAGCCGCCAGTGCGGGAAGTAGTCGACCTCGATCTTGTAGTGACGCTCGCACCAGCGGAGCGTCGCCTCGACGCACCGCAGACCCTTCACGAGGTACATGAAGAAGGCATGCACGTTAGGTGCGCCGAACTCGCGCACTGACAGGTCGAGGGTAACGAGCGAGTCCTTGCCTCCGCTGAGGCCCACCAGGACCTTGTCGGATCCGGTGTGGACCTCTCGCAGCAGCCTCACCGCGTCAGCGAGCGGTGTCAGTCGCTCGACTTGCTGGCTTTCTTCTTGCTGGCCTTGCCGCGACGCGCGCGGCCTCCCTTCTTGCGACCGCCGCCGCCCTTCTCGGACCGCACGGCTCGCTTCTTCTTGGACTTCTTCTTTCCTTGAGCTTTGAGCTTTCCTTGAGCTTTGAGCTTTCCTTGAGCTTTGAGAGCCATGTTCAACCTTCCTGCGAGCCATCGTAGCTCAGCGACGCTTCTCGCGCGCTCCGTTGTTCTTGATGTTCTGCTTGGCCATTGACTCGACCGCGGCACGTTGCTTCGGGGTCATGCGGCGGTCGATCGCGTTGTCGAGGGCCTCGCCGGCGAACACATAGATGTCCTCACCGAGCGTGTACGCGGCGCAGCGCACCCGCTCATAGAGCGTGGGCTCCACGTAGAGCGTCACCTGCCGATATCCAGGAAGTCGTCCCACGTCAATCCTCGCTCGGCGCACGCGCGTGCTCCTGGTGCATCTTGCTCGCCTGCGGAAGCAGGTCACGCCCACCGTACTTCGCGGATGGCTTGAGATCGTATGGCACCTCTGGTGGCCCACTCGCCGTGAACCACAAGAGCTGTCCGACCGCCATGCCCGCGTAGATGCGCAGCGGCTTCACAACATGCAGCTCCAGCGTCCAGTGACCACGGAAGCCGACGTC